GTAGCAACCGCCCTTTGCAGGCGGTGCTGGTCAGTTTCATAAACCGATTCATATTTGGCTTTTAAATCGGCGTCCGTTGCGTCTGGGTTGGTCATAGCCCAAACAAGAAATTCAATCGCGTTCATTTCAAAAACTCCCTTTATATATTATCTCGCAGTCATACAGACTGGCTGTTTTTTTGGCTACTTTCTCAGCCTCTTTTTTTGGGACATTAAAAGCCCTACCGTTGGACATACCCTCGTTGCCTTGCCAGCTAACAAGATCGACATTGTATGTTTCGCCTGAGAAATGGTTTGTTATTCTAACTTCATAAGTCATTTTAAACGCCCCCCTTTATATGATTTTAAGCTCGATATCATGATGCTTGCAGTAACCGATAAGCTGGTAAAACTGGCCTTCATCAATAAACCCATCACAGATGCTGGCGGTTATCTCGCCGCTATCTGACAGATTCAACCAAAAGGCATATTCAACCGAATCTTTTACATTTTCTATATCATCAAAATTCAGGATCTTGGCAGTCCATGCCGCGCTGAATTGGGTTAAGCCTGTTGCCACGTTCATGCCCAGAATGGTGCTGATATGACTAACTGAGAACGTCCATTTGGACAGGGCATCGGCAGATATAGTTTTGATTTCATCAGACATTGTGTGACTCCTTTTTGTCTGTTTGTTAATCCTAGATTAATTCATTGTGCGTGATTGTCAACCGATTCTTCACTCGTTTTTGCGCGTGAATTTTCAACCGAATTTTCAACCGGTTCTGCGACCGATTTTTCAACCGATTCCGACAGCCATTCGCTAGGCAATAATCGCGCTAGGTCATGGCTAGGCTTCCGATCAGCGGTTGCTAGCTGATCGAAAAACCGTTGCATCTGCTCAATCTGATTCATTATTCAGACTCTTGAAAATATTCTGCAAAATAGCCTGATATAGCGGCCTTCATCTGCATATCTTCTAAATCGGGGCAATATATCACTTGAACATCTGAACCAGTTTGGGCGGATCTAAATATCGCCGCCCGATTTGCATCTTCTAAAGATTCATAAGTTTCATCTGATAGGCCATAACTTCTCGATATGTCTCTTATTTTGTACATGATTTGACTCCTTTATCATGTTTGGCTGGATTGCCATATAAACACCGCTGTAACGGCATTTATAGGGCAAGGCGGGTAATAGTACCCGCCAAGCCTAGATAGCTATCAGGCGGCCTTGAATGACCGCTTGCCAGCGCCGTGCGCTACTATGGCAATGCTTTTCGGGGACTTGCTGGATGTACCAGCGCATAAACCGCAATCTTGGCAAGTGGTGCGCTTGCCCGCCTCTTCACTGGCAGGACATAGGATCTCTTTACCAGCAACCAAATCAGAAACGCGCTCAATAACCCTAAACGTGCGCTTACCTTGCGCCCATGATTGGAACGCCTGAAATTCTGATTCAACCGATTGCATATATAAGGCGGGGTTAAAGTCGGCTTGCGGTAGATCCGCTTGGTGGCTGTAGCCTGTGAAGCCTTTAGCCTTGCTGATCAATTCTTGCCAGATAGCGGCGGGGATTGCTGATCCATCACCATATGCGCCGATCCTAACCATACGATCCGCGCCAATATCGGAACGATCCATAAAAGGCTGGTCATCAATATGGGGATATTTTCCGGCCTTATATTGCTTATAAACAGTTAGCGGCGCATGAAACAAAGTGACATAGCAGGATCTTTTTTTAGCGGTTTTCTTATCGGGATCATTATGGGATTCGCCGCGATGGGTACAATTGCCGCATATGCTGAAATCTGCGCCAGTCTTGTTAGCGGTTAGCGGATCAATATCAGAGCGGATTATAAACGTCTGGATCATTGCGCCTGTTTTGGTATTTGAGCTTTTGCCAGTTAAAGCAATAGCAACAATGGGCTTGCCGTCTAGCAGGCTCGCGCCTTCATAAATAATATAGCCGTTTGGGTTTTTCATAGCGTGACTCCTTTTCTGTTTTGCTATGCTGGCGTTTTTGCCATGTCACGGCCTAGCATTGCCAGACTGTGACAAGGCAAGGCCGCATTGCGCGGCCTAGCCGATAGGGGTTTAAAAGCGGTTTCTGGCGGTGTTTATGGCAAGGCTGGCGATCAGTTTTTCCAAATCGCGTTTGGCGGCGACCAGATCAACATAGACAGACTTACAGCGTTTATCTAAAACGCTGGCAGGCTTGCCCGTATTAATAGCAATAATTTCGCTCTGGATTTCCTCAATTGTTTCAATAGCGCTGATCATGTTTTTGATATTTTCCATTTTTGACTCCTTGTTTGGGTTATACCTGTATAAAGCTTAATCCAGAATTAAGTTTAGATGCAAGCAAAACCAGACAATTATATAGTAAAGGGCGTTTTTTGGGGGTGGATTAACTGCAATACAGTTAACAATTACACGGGCGCGCGCACGAATCGGGACCACTTGCCAGATTGATTCGGTTTGATTCGGTAGCATTGCAGGGGGATATACTACCTATAGGCGTTACATCCTATGGTTACCTATACATTACAAGGGTTTAGCTGGTTTAGGGCTGGCAAAATCGCTTCCATATTATACGTTATGCGACAAAAGCGCGGATAGGTAGCAAAAAACCGCCGAATACCCCCCCTGAAAATTTGCGGGGGGCGGGTATAAATTATATATAACCAGTAACTCCCCCCTCACCCCCATTCTTGCAATGATTAACCGCATCGGCTATACCTCGATCATGTCCAAAAAATCCAAACACGCCTCAAAGCCCCTCACAGTCTCTCAGCGAGCCTCGGCCTGTTCCAAGTTTCTTGACCTAGTTGCAAGCGGGATGTCTGCTCGTAAGGCTTGTATGCGCGATGATATGCCCTCCTATGTGACCATGTGGAAGTGGCTCAAAGACGATGACGATTTCCGTAGCAAGTACCAAGTGGCGACTGAGTTACGCGCACAGGGCATAGACGATCAGATTGACGATACCATTGCTGAGATGCGTAGCGGCGAGATTGACGCTCAGACTGCACGGGTGATTGTGGACACCTACAAGTGGAGAGCCGCCAAGCTATATCCTAAGCTGTACGGCGATAATCAGAAGATTGATGTCGAGCATAAGGTCACTAGCTTTGTTGACGAGTTGAAGCTTGCCGCCGCCCAGATTGAGGCCAAAAAGCTTGAAGCGAACACTATTGAAGGCGAAGTGACCCCCCCTTCGGATACTGCTGAATGACATCTCCCCATAGTGCCAAGAATCCAAAAAAGACGCTAACCACTGATTTGCTGGTAAAGTTACACGCTGACCCTGTGTTGTTTGTTGAGAGCATCCTTGGTGCCAAGCCTCAGAAGTGGCAAGCCGATGCGTTGATGGCAGTTGCAAGAAATGACAGGGTGTCTATCAAGTCTGGTCACGGTGTGGGCAAGACTGCGTTTCAGTCATGGCTGGTATTGTGGTGGCTGTTGACGCATTACCCCTGCAAAGTGGCTGTTACTGCTAATACGGCGCACCAGTTGAGCGATGTGCTGTGGACAGAGATAGACAAGTGGGCGAGGCAGTTGCCAGAGGGTTTCAAGAACCTGCTGGAGTTTAAGTCCGACAAGATCAGCTTGAAGGGTGCTAGCGACAGTTTCGCAGTGGCAAGAACTAGCCGTAAAGAGAACCCAGAGGCACTTCAGGGCTTTCACTCTGAGAATATGCTGTTTCTGGTAGAAGAGGCATCTGGTGTGCCGGATGTCGTGTTTCAGGTGGCTGAGGGTGCTTTGTCTACTGCTGGCGCTAAGACGGTCATGTGCGGGAACCCCACCAGATCAGACGGGTTTTTCTATGAGAGCTTCCACGGTCAGCGCCACATGTGGAGTAATATCACCGTTTCTTGCCACGATGGAGAGTACGTTTCTGAAGACTTTTTAGCCAATATGGCTGATAAGTATGGCGAGGAAAGCAACGTGTACAGGGTGCGCGTTCTGGGCGAGTTCCCCACGCAGTCTGATGATGTGCTGGTGCCGCTGTATATTGTCGAGGAAGCCACCAAAAGAGAGATAGAGCCTAGCCCTACCACGCCCGTTGTCTGGGGTTTGGACGTTGCAAGATTCGGCGGGGATAGAAGTGCGCTGGCTAAGAGGCAAGGTCAAGCCCTTTTAGAGCCAATTAAGACATGGCAGAACAAAGACCTGATGGAACTGGCGGGGATTGTTCTGACGGAGTATGAGGCTTGCAACTATCAGAGCAGACCACAGGCGATTTACATTGATGCTATTGGCCTCGGCGCAGGGCTGGCTGACAGGCTAAGAGAGCTAGACCTTCCGGCGGTGGCTATATCGGTGTCAGAGACAGCCAGCCTCAAAGAGCGCTTTGGCAGGTTGCGCGATGAGTTGTTCTGGAACGCGAGAGAGTGGTTTGAGGGCAGGGATGTAAAGATACCTGATGATGATACGCTGATACAGGAGATTACCGCCATAAGGTATAAATACCTCAGCACTGGTAAACTAAAGGTTGAAAGTAAAGACGAGATGAAGCGCAGGGGGCAAAGAAGCCCAGATGTGGCGGATGCTTTTGTGCTGACCTTTGCGGAACAGGGTGCTGTTGCTAGTGGCTACAGTAGAAGTTATACTTCAAGGCGTGAAGTAAACGTCAACAGAAAGTGGATCGTATGACCAATGTGGTTGATTTTCCAAAGAGAGAACTAGATATCAGGGTCACTCTTGAGAATGACGAGGAGCGCTTAGATAGCCTTGAGGACAGAGTTAACGCCCTAGCCGAGATTATGGACTTGAACATACAGGGGCTGTTCCACGTTGTTGATGCGGATGCTGAGGAAGTGATGATGACCTTGTTGCAGTTGTCAGCTATTTGGGCTGTGAGAGCCGGACTACCGCCAGAGGAATACGAGGCGCTTGTTAAAAGCACTAGATTAGAGGTGATATACGATGGCTCCTAAAGCAGACCCCCGTTTAAAACGTGCAGGGGTGTCCGGCTATAACAAGCCGAAGCGCACACCCAACCACCCGACCAAGAGCCACGTTGTTGTTGCAAAAGATGGCGACAAGGTTAAAACCATTCGCTTTGGTCAGCAGGGTGTATCCGGCGCCGGTAAAAGCCCTAAGACTGCACCTGAGAAAGCAAGGCGCAAGTCGTTCAAGGCTAGACACGCCTCAAACATCGCTAAGGGTAAAATGTCGGCGGCGTATTGGGCTAATAAGGAAAAATGGTAGCCCTTTATAGCAAAACATAAATATGTTATTTTATCTCAGGAGATTATTATGACTACTTATCAAAGTTCCAAGAAGAGCAAGAAAAATAAAAAACCTCAGCCGGACCGCAGTGTGTTTGGCACTTATGTAGCGCCTATTTTTTCTACTATCGGAAACCAGTTTACTGGCAGAGCCGCTTTGTTCGGCGTTGACAAAAGCAAAACCCAAACAGGAAGGTATAGCAACTGATGGCATACGGTAAAAAGAAATCAGGCGGCAAGACCAAAACAGGCAAATACTGTGGCTCCAAGTAAGCCAAAAGACCCAGCCCTATGGGCTAGAGCAAAAGCGGCGGCAAAGCGTAAGTACAAGGTTTACCCCTCGGCTTACGCTAATGCTTATGCGGCTAAGTGGTATAAAGACAAGGGCGGCAAATGGGGCGGCTCGGATAATCGCGTAAGGAAAGCGTAATGCCTGCACAAGCTGGTCTAGGCAAATGGTTTGGCGAGAAGTGGGTTGACGTTAAGACGGGCAAGCCATGTGGGCGCAGTAAGGGTGAGAAGCGGGGTTATCCGGCTTGTCGCCCTAAAGCTGTTGCAAGCAAGATCAGCAAAAAGGAAGCGTCCAAGAAAAAAGGACGAGGCCGTGTTCAGTGGTCTACCACTGCAAGCGGAAAGAAAAGGAAAGCATAATGGAAGTTTGTGAACATTGTCCGTACCCTCACAGGTGCAAACCGCAACAGCGTTGCATAGCCTATAAAAAGGGTGGTGTTTCTGTTACATTGCCAGAGCCAGTGTCTCATCCTGTGATTACTAGCACAGGCATCAGTATGACAGGCAAGGCTAAACCAAAGAAAAAGAAGGCGGCTAAGAAATGAATGACGGCAAAGGCAAAAAGGTAAACATTGCGACACCTATTTCACGCCCAAATATTGGGATGAGAAACGAAGCGGCAATCAATAAAGGGATGTACCGCGAAGAAGGTGGGCAGATGGTTCCTAACATTCCAACCCCTAAGCGCCGTCCAAAGAAAGTTTACAATGGCGTTACAGGAAGCTACTCAAGCGATAAGTGATGAATGTAGTTAGGGTAATGAGAAGGCCGCGCCCAACCCGCGTAAGAAAAGTTGAGGAAGTGGCAGAAACATACGAGAGATGCTCTGGTTGTGTCTCTCGAAAGATGTGTGACGCGCAGACTAAGTGCCTGCATGGCACTACGGCAAAGCCAAAAGGAAAGAAAAATGCCAGAGCAAATGGACGAGTATCAGCTAAATAGCATCGTTTCGTCTGAGATACGCGACAGTCTGAACCACTTTGATCAGGAGTTCAGTCAGGAACGTATTCGCGCTATGGATTTCTATCTTGGCGAACCTATGGGCAATGAAGTCGAGGGGCGCTCCCAAGTTGTCAGCACGGAAGTGTCAGACACTATTGAGGCTATCATGCCCAACCTCATGCGCGTATTTACAGCCAATGATAAGTATGTGCGCTTTAATGCCAGAACTGCCGAAGATACAGAACGTGCGGAACAGATTTCCGATTATGTGAACTACGTTATCAACCACGACAATCAGGGGTACAAAATCCTGTACAACTGGTTCAAGGATGCCCTGATGTTCCGGCTGGGTGTGGTGAAGTATTACTATGACGAGCAAGAGGATGTTCGTGAGGAAGAGTACGAAAACCTGAACGAGACTGAGCTAGCCGCCCTTCTTAGCAACCCCGATATGGAAGTTATCGGCGTTATTGAGGAAGAGGCAGGCGCATACGCTGAGAACGAAGAAACTGGCGAAATGATGCCAATGGATATGTCCTACAGCCTCAAGGTTCGGGTAAAGGAAAGCAAGGGCAAGATACGCATTGAGAACGTACCGCCCGAAGAGTTTTTGGTGAACCGAAGAGCCACCTCTCTTGAAGAGGCGCATTTCGTGGCACACCGCACCGTCATGACTGTTAGCGATTTAGTGGCTATGGGTTATGACAAGGATGTGGTGGAAAAATATGCAGGTTCTTATAGCCTCGATGTTGATGAGGAGCGCTCCAACCGCTTCCAAGACTTAGAGGCAACCACTGGCATTGATGCCGCTGACCCTGCGCTGGCAGAGGTCATTTATTACGAGTGCGTAATGAAGGTGGATTATGACGGCGATGGCATTGCAGAGCTTCGCCGGATTTGTGCTATTGGTGAGGGTGCGGATGAGATACTGCACAATGAGCCATTCGACCATGTGCCATTCGCTGTAGTTACTCCGATTATGATGCCTCATCGTCTTATCGGCAGATCAATCTATGACATGACCGAGGATTTGCAGGTTATCAAGTCTACCTTGCTCCGGCAGTATCTGGACAGCGTATATACCAGCACCCTACCCAGAATGGGTATTGTCGAGGGTCAGGTAAATATTGATGACGTACTGGACGGTACTGCTGGCGGTATTATTCGTATGCGTCAGCAGGGCATGGTTCAGCCCATTACTGGCACACCCGTAGGCGGTGAAGTCCGGCCTCTGATGGACTATATCGACAACCTGAAAGAACAGCGCACAGGAATGAGCAAGGCTTCGCAAGGTCTGGATGCTAACGCCCTTCAAAGCACAACAGCCTCAGCTATCAGCGCGACAGTTCGCGGCGCTCAGGTAAAGCTGGAGAGCTATGCACGGACTATGGCTGAAACTGGTGTTAAGGACTTATTCCGAGGCATCCTACATTTGGTGACTAAGTATGACCAGAAACCGCGTATTATTCGCCTTCGTAATAACTTTGTGCCGATTGACCCTAGAGAGTGGCATAGCGAGTTTGACGTTGTGGTGCAGGTTGGCTTGGGTACGGCTGATGACGAGCAAAAGATTGCGTTCCTTACGCAGATTGCTAGTAAGCAAGAGCAAATCCTAATGCAGTTAGGCGCAAACAATCCTGTGGTGACTATGGCGCAGTATGTAAACACGTTGCGTAGCATTGCAGAGATTGGCGGGTTTAAGGATGCTGACCAGTTCTTTAATAGCCCAGAGCAAATTGCTATGATGGAACAGCAGATGGCTCAACAACCACAGCAGGGCGACCAAGCGGCGCAGGCACAGATGCAGGCCGAGATAGATCTGAAGCGTGAGAAGATGATGATGGAGATCGAGCTAGAGCGCGAAAAGATGCAGATGGAGCTAGAGCTTCGCAGACAAGAATTAGCGGCAGAGGCAGAGCTAAGACAGCTAAAGGCTTACACTGACGCAGAAATATCAACCAACCTACCGAGAGGGTAAAGAGATGCCTATAACAATTTCAGGTGGTACGCTTTCAGGCGGAACGACAAAAAATGATGCCGCCCAAACTGGCGGAGTTGATTATGCCGCAGGTGGTGATTATTTGGGCGAGTTTGGTGGCGCTGGCGCACCAGTTGGCTATCAGGGTACAGGATACGGCACATTAATTGACGGCAGTTACCAAGCGCCTTCAAGCTCTGAAGGTGTCGCAAATATGATTGAGGCGCAAACAAGGCAAGCCTTAATAAACAAACAGATTGAGGCAAGGGACAGAGCATTATATGGCGGCGACCCAGTTACGCGGGGCTTTGGCACAGGCCAGACAGCAATTAAACAGCTTTACAACAGAATTTACAATCAACCGCTTCCTGACATTGGCATGGCGGGAATTAGTCTGAACGCTTTAGGCTCTCGCACTGCAAGAGGAATTTTGGACAGAGTAGCGTCAGGCGGAAAGCCTGTTTACGACCCGACAGGCCAAATTGTTGGTGTTATGTCAAAAAACCCGCTAATGGAGCGTATGGGCTTGGACGGAGAATCATACTTTGGCAGGGCTGGGTTTGACCCGTTGCTAGGTGGCTCGTCATACGACCCAGACACACAGGTTTACAGAGCGCAATCAGTAACTGGCGATATGCCTTTTGATGATGATGATGGCTTTGTAGCTCCAGAGGCAACAGCAGTCGCGGCGGCACAGCCAGAGGCAGAGGCCGAGCAGTCTATGATAGCTCAGGGCTACCGCTATCCGGCTGGCGGCATTTACCCGACAGAAGGCGAATATATTCGACAGGGTTTGCTAGATGTGGCTCCTATGCAATTTGGCGGTTTGCTAGCTGGTTATGACCCAGCACAGTTCGGGGCAATGAATGTAGGATTTAGACAGCCGACAGACGTTGGCATATATGACGACCCATACGATGTAACAGGATACAGCTTAATATGAACGAAGGTAAAGTCAGGGAAAGCATGGAGCGCGGCGAAAAGGCGGCGGCGTTATTACGAAATGAATTATTGCAGGAGGCATTTAGCCAACTTGAAACAGATTTTATACAGGCGTGGAAGGCGAGTTCTGTGGAAGATTCACAAAACCGTGAACGGCTGTATATGTTATGTCAGAACTTGTCAGCCCTCAGAGGATATCTCGAAGGGGTGGTCACGGATGGCAAGCTGGCTAAGGCGCAACTAGATGAGTTGCAAAACCGCATAAAATTTGAGAAAAGGTAATTAGTTATGTCCAACAACTCGCAAGAGACTGGAAGTTTATCAATTAACGAAGCAATGAATAGCCTATTAGCTACGCCCCCTGAAGAGGACAAGGCAAGTGATGGGCGGCTAGGAGAAGAGGCAGAAGCCGAAACTCCGACACTGGAAGCAGAGGCCGAGACAGAGGAAGCCGAAGAGGTTGAATATGTCGAGGATGATGAAGAAGGTGAGTATGATACTGACGAGGTGGAAGAAGAGGAAGAGGTTGAGCAACCTGATATTTACACCGTCAAAGTAGACGGCGAAGAATATGAGGTCACGCAAGACGAGCTTCTGAACGGATACCAGCGCCAGCAGGCATACACCAAGCGTAGTCAAGAACTTGCAGAGCAACGAAAAGCGTTTGAAGCTGAAGCGCAACAAGTGGCTCAGATGAGGGATGCTTACGCACAGCAACTTGAACAGTTGTCTGAGCAGTTGCAACAGGTGAACGATCAAGAACCTGATTGGAACGAATTAGCCAAGCAGTATTCAGCAGAAGAACTGTTTGTGTACAAGGCGCAACTTGACAAGCAAAAAGAACAAGCTCGTCAGGTGGAAGCTGAAAAGCAGGCTATAGCTCAACAGCAGGCTCAGGAGCAACAGGCACAGATGCAACAGCATCTTGCCAAGCAGAGGGAAGAAATGCTTGATCGCATCCCTCAGTGGCGTGATGAGGATGTTCGCACAAGTGAGCGTGAACAAGTCATCAAATACGCTCAACAGAGTGTAGGATTTTCGCCACAGGAGGTAGCCAACGCATCTGATGCACGGGCTATCGAATTGCTTTATAAGGCGTGGCAATGGGACAATCTTCAGTCGAAGAAACCCGCCGCGAAGAAGAAGGCAAGCAAGGCTCCTAAGATGGCTAAGGCTGGACAACCTAAGACAAAGGCTCAAGTAGCAAGTCGTCAAAAGCAGAAGTCTCTAAAGAGGCTCAATAATGAGCGTTCTATAGATGCCGCTGTTAATTACTTAATGGGTAACTAGCTAATAGAAGGATGATTTAAAATGGCTACACATACCACGCAAACCGCCGTAGGCGAACGCGAAGATCTCGCCGATGTGATTTATCGCATCGACCCAGATGAAACACCAATCTTTTCTGCCCTGAAGAAAGAAACCTCAAATGGTATCTTTACTGAGTGGCAGGTACAGGAATTGGCGGCGGCTTCCGCAACCAACTACGCTAACGAAGGCGCAAATGCTACATTTGCAACTCCAACAGCGACTGTTCGGTTCGGTAACTACCACCAGATCAGCGTCAAAGACGTTGCAGTATCCGGCACACTGGAAGCTGTTGATAAAGCAGGCCGTGACCGTGAAATGGCATACCAGCGCGTTCTGAAATCATTGGAGCTTCGCCGTGACAT